TGAAAAAAATCCTTGTTCTTTTGTTTTTCCCCCATCTCCGCCTAAAGTTGCATTATATCCTGTTTGACCAAAAGTATTATAATATTTAATATAATATTTTTCTCTTTCATTTAATAAATCTATATTATCTTCTTCATAAGATTCTAAAATTTCAAAAGAAAAATTTTCTACCCCATATTTACGAAAAGCTTTATATAAAGGTTTGTTTCATTCTTTAGTATTATACATTCTTTCTTTGTGATATTTTCATCTTTCTTCTATTTTAATACTTTTTCCAATATAGCTTTTATTATTTATGTTGTTTGTAATTTTGTAAATTCCTATTGTCATTGTGTCCTCCTTTATCCTCTATTTTATTTAAAAATGAGAAGATTTGAATTACACGAAATGACCCTCGAATCTTCTATTTCCACCTATATTTATATTATACCATAAAAAAAAAGAGCTGTCAACTGACAGCTCTATATTTGCTCTTTGAGAGCGGCGCACATATCTTGTAATTTTTTTTGATTCTCAATAATTTTGTCCATAAAAGTATTTGGTAAAGAAAACTCTACATATAACTTTTGGGTACTTTTATCTCCCCGCACAACTTCTGGAAGATAAAACATCACTTCATTTGTATCATTATCTACTTCACCTTGTAAAAAGATTAGTTGATAATAATTTTCTGTAATAAAATCAACTAAAGGTTGATAAATGTCCTCATATTCCATTAGAAAATCCATTCCTCTCTTAGTTCATAATCTTCAATGATTAATTGCGGAGTTATATTACCCATCCATTCATTTTTATTGCAGCGACATATCGCAGTTAAAATTTGATTTGGCTTTGAAAATTCATCTAATTCTTCTTCTGAAGATTTAAACTTCATAATATCTATACCATTATTTAGATGAATCTTAATTGTAGGATGTTTATCCATAGATAAACCTTGAATAGTTGTACTATTTAAATCTATATTTTCAAGACAGATATATGGTTCACTAATCTCTTGTCCCCAAAAATCTTTAGCCTCTGCAATATCTAAAATAGTCTTAACTTCAATATTATTAGCATTCCAAATAAAATCTACCCAATAGATAGGACTATGTGGAACATCTTTATATTGTTCATTTGTATTTTGAACAAACTCTTCAAATTTTGATTCTGGAATTGAAATACCAAATGCTGACTCATGACCTTGCGCATATTCTACTAGACCCGTATCTTCGCATAGCTGCCGCATATCCTGAATTTCAGACATATTATAGTTGCGGGCGCTGCCTCTGTAGAATATTTCGCTATCCTCTTTAGTTTTACTTTTAATTAATACTAAACAAGGACGTTGATATTTAGCTTGAATTTTGTTCGCTACAAGCCCCGCGAGATTCTTTTCAACCTCTCCAGGCTCACATCTAAAGATAATAATAGCATTGTCTAGCAAATTATCTTCTTGAATGCGGCGCTCCAACAAATTCATAGTTGTATCTTGTAATTTGGTCTGCCGCGCTTTAACATTAGTGGCTATTCTAACTGCTTCTTCGACTCTTGGAACTAGTTCACCTTTATGTCCTCGTTTTTCACTGGGGATTTGCTCAAAAGCGTACATTTTTAAAAATGATTTAAAAATCATATCTTTTTCTTCTGGTGTACCAGAGCGCACAATAGCATTAATAAAAGGAGTAACATAAAATGCAACAGACATATAATTAATACCGCCCATTTTATCAATACTAAATTTATTTTTTTCAGTCATATAATAAAAAAATGGATTTTTTATATCTAATAATCCTAATCTTATAATTGCTCTAGTTTCAATAGAGCGGTAATCCATCATGTCTGATAAATTACCTAAAGCAGCTAAATCTAAAAACCTGTTTGCAATTTGTTGATCTAAAGCATCATCAATAGCTCGACACATTTGCCATGTAACACCTGCGCCGCTTAATGATTTATTAGGATAATCACAAATTTGATTATTAACTATAATAGCATTTTCATTTCAAGCATCAGAATGGTGGTGATCCATACAAATTACATCAATCCCTGCATCTAATAATGCTTGCATTTCATCTACGTCATTAGTACCTGCATCTGGAATAATAACTAAATTAGTCCATTTATCATCTAAAATTTGTTTATAGGTGTCAGCTAAACCATGTTGTTTACCGCTGTGTAAAATATAATCAATATGTTCTGTAGTAAAATCAGGCCATACTGTATACATATAATTAATAATAATTGCAGCAGATGTAAATCCATCTGCATCGCTATCAACAACAACAGTAATATTTTCATTATACTCTGCCGCATGACAAATTCTATTAACTAATTTGCTTACCATAGCTGGATCGAAAGCATAAGGACTATTAATATCTCATATCTCTGCTTTCCACCAAGTATCTATATCATCATAATCTAAACCACGATTAAGCATTACTTGTGCAAGTGAAGAATATTGTGGTTCATTAAATAGTTTATAAATCATTATAAAATCACTCTATTCCTAAACAAATATAAAAACTTATCTTTCCCGCAATCAAGGGGAGAATCTTTATAACCTAATTGATTATTTTCTTTATCAAACAAAAAACTTATATTTACATAAGGACTATACTTATCATAAATTTTTTGTAATTTATCTACAACTTTATTATACTCTTCTGTTCCAATTTCGTCAAAATCTTTGTCAAAACCTATAATAATTTCTTTAGCGCCCGCATCCAATAGTAGTTGGAATTGATACCTAGACAATGAACTGCCGCACACAGCTACACAAATATTAGATGCTGTTCCAAAATAACTCATAAATTGTAGTACAGACTTTTCAGATTCCACTACAAGCGCCGCACCCATATTTTTTATATTATCTTTAGCTTTATCTAATCCATATAAATTAAAAGCCAAAGGATGATTACATAATTGATTTTGTAATTTAGTTGGACGATATTTGCCATATTTTTCATCCTCTTGGACGAGAGTGCGTTGTCTTATACCAACTAATCTATTATTCTCGTCTCTGTGTGGGATAAGTATAACACCATTTTCAGGATTATATCTTATACCCATATAATCGCAAACTTCTTTACTTATACCTTCTTTTGTCCAAGGTATAATTAATGGTTGCGGGAAGTATCTAAGCATTACTTCATTATAAGTTGGTAGCTCTATTTTTTCTGTATTAATATCTATATCATTAATTTTTTCATAACGACCAAAGATTTTCCAATCTTCAATTGAAAAATCGTCGTCTGCTTCATCTATTTGACTTTGTAAGTTAAAAAAGTTAACTACAAAATAGACAGCTTTATTTAAGTCATTTATATCTCTAACTTTTTGTACTAATTCAAAAATGTCAAAGCTGCCGCATGACCCAGTATAACATTTAAATAGTTGCGTGTTCTCATAATAATACAACTTATGGGAATCACCACCATGACAAATTGTTTTTGCAACTATATAATTACTAAACATTTCTGGTTCTGCGTTAAAATAATCTAGGATAGAATAAATATCTTCTAGCTCAAGATTATCTTTAACTAATTCTTTTGAGTAAGACATTTATTCTCCTAATAAAATATTTCGCCTGTCATACTATTAAATGGTTGATCTGCAATATGAATTAACTTATACTTATAACTTGTACAAAATGATGCTCTAAAACGACACGTAGATTTATCTGCATTCATCCAAAGATAACATTTATTATAAGAACCTCTACGATTCTTATAAATAGACAACTTTACATTCGGCATCGCTATTCCAGATTCTTCACACAATGCTTGCAATGCTTCTTTATCATCGTCTGTTACATCAAGAAGAATCATACCTACGTCAATCTTGTCTGCCATAGACTTTGCGCCGCGCAAAAGATTCTGGTCTGGAATGTCTGAAGATTTCCAATCTTGATTCAGCTGTGTGCTACTAAGAATAAATACACCAAACTGGTTACAAATATCCTTTAATTTTACACTAAGTAAGAACAAAATATTATCTTCTCTTAATCTTACTCCACCAGAACGTTGAGAAATTTCTTCTAAAATTTTCATAGATGTATGAATATAATCATAGAAGATATATTTACATCCATGCATTCTAATATTTCTTTTAATAATATTTTCTATGTCTCTTAAATTAAAATCTGGAATTTCTTCAATATACAAAGGTGAGTTTGCTAAAATCTTGGCAGCTTCAATAACCCTGTCTTTTTCTCCAAAATCATAATCTCCAACCAAGATATGTTCTTCATCAACATTTGCCAAAAATGCCAAACACATTGTCTGAATCTCGTCTAATTCCAACTCTGTACTTATGAAAAGACTTGGTCGTTTCGGGCCATTATCATGCCATTTACCATTAATCCATATTTTATCACATGCACAGTTACATGCATCTGCAATCATCGTTCTTGTCTTACCTACACCAGTTGCGGCGGACCTTAGATAAAACTTCCCCTCTCGCATACCCCGCACAGCTGTGTTGATATAAGGACCATATAATGGCGCGCCCATTTCAGGTTCCATCTGGAGCTCTTCAATCAACTCCAAAATTCCATTTCCAACTTCAATAGCATCGTCTGTACTATTGTCAATATATGTGCGGCGGATGTTATCAATTCTATCTTCAATAATATTTGCCATATCATTTAATGACAAACTATCAAGATAGTTCTCCTGTTGCTGCTTCTTTTTAATATCAAATAAATTATCGGGATCGTATATCCATTTTACATCTAAACCAATATTATCATATTCGCGTAGAAGCGTCATCTTCTTGACGCGATCATAATAATAATCAAAGTTTGCTACATCCGCATTATTCGAGATATTTTTTAACCATTCAGAACCTTTACCTGCTTTATAAGTTGCTAAAGATTCTGGTCTACTAGACAAATAATCTTCGATTGTCCTAATTGTGATGCCTGTCGCACCCATTTGATGCAAATTATAAATTGCTCCAAAGACAGTTTTATGAAAATCATTTGGAAAGTCATCTTCATTGAAGAAATACTTACCTTCATCATTCATCAATGATGGCTGCCGCATTATACAACCAATTACTTGAACTGCTGATGGAGAATCTACATATTTACTTTTTGCCAAAACAATTCCTCCATTACTTTAGTTCAAATAATTTGACCCTTTTAGGCTTTTTAACATATTTTCTACTGACTGTGACAGCTTTTCTAGGTTTATCAATATAATCGCTAATTTTTTGACCATCTAATACATCTTTATATTGATTCTTTTTGTTCTTCTCTTGGATATAATCAGGATATACGTGCGGAAAGATACCTATTCCACCATTTGCTTTAGTGGGATCTTCTTGTCTAATTCCAAACCACCAATTAATTGTTTCCCATATATCTTGTAACTCATATCCTTCTTTAACAAATTTTGCAATTTGAGAGTTTATTTTTGTTTTAGAATAACTCTCTCCACATTTACTTTGCATTAATTGATGAATACTGTTATTTAATACAGTACATTCTTTATGAGCATAACGACGACCTATTTGCTCATATTCTTCATCTTCTCTATAAAATTTTCGATTACAATACAAACAAATGACTTGCGGTTTCTTAGCCATAATACCTCTTTTTCATATACTTCCTAATATTAGTATAGCATAAAAAAATAGAAGTGTCAAATAAAAGACCTCTCCGCAGAGAGGTCTTTGTCAGAAAAAGTATATAGTTTTTATGACATTAAATGCCCATGCCAATAGCTTCTACTAAATCATCTACGATAAGGGCAAGTTGTTCAACTTGCGAACGACTCATTTCTGCAACTTTCTTTCCCTTACCAAGATGCTTGTCAGTAATTTCCATGATGCGAGGCGCCCATTTTGTTCCAAAAGAACTACCAGTTGCCTCCTGAAGTTTTGCAATAGCATTATTAAACTGATTCATTAAATCATCAAAGTTTAACTCTGGCTGCGGCAGATGTGCGGTCGTAGGAGCATCAGTAACAAATTGTCCCTCTGTTTCCTGTGCCTGCTTATCAATTGCATCTCCAATAGCATCAACAAGATTTTGATATGTAAAAACAATACTATCAGGTGTATACTTAAAACGAGAGCCTGCAACAAATCTTGGAGTACCGCGCATATAGCCAATAGTAATAGGATTACCGTCCTTATCCTCTTGCGGGCTTGCAAAGAGAATAATATCAGACATTCTGTCAACTACTAGACGAGGCTGATTTGCAAGAGTGGGAACGATTTGCTGATATTCGTTTCCATTTTCATCCTTAAAAATCTTATCCTGCGCATGACTAATAAGAACTAGACCATAACCCATTTGCGGGATGGAGCGCAGAGCCTCGTCAAACTCTTTCTTGGCGGCCGCATAGCCCTTACCGAATGGAATATCGCCAATGGCAGAAACACCATTTTGATTACAAATAAACTTTTCACAAAGGTCATATGCAATATCACAAGTATCAATTACAATATTCTCATAAAGTGTATGCGCAGCTTCGTCTTTTAGCTGCTTGAGAATCTGCTTAAATTCAGACCACCTATTAATAGGCTGCGCCATAATGCCAGGAATTGCAAGATAACCCATTTCAAATGCAAGAAGTAGAGGTTTTGGGAACTTAGATGCGGTAGTTGTCTTACCACTCTTGGGTTCACCATAAAGGAGGATAGTATAGCCCTTTAAATCACGGCTGACTTCATGGGGCTTAATTTGGAAAATATCAATAGCCATGATTCCTCCTTAATTAAAACTTGAAATCGCTTGAATTGACATCAACAGGCTTGCTAGAAGCTGCAAAAGCGTTGCCACCATTATTGCGGGAAGCCTGATAGTCCTCCGCACGCTGCTTCTCTGCTGCAACACGCTCTTCACGTTCTGCCAACTTTGTCCTAAGTTCATCACGAGTTAGCGTAGACTCATCATCAAACTCGTATGGGTCAGCCGCACAGCCATCAATCTTCCAAGAACGAAGCGTACGAGTTGTGATATTGACCTGCGGGCCACCAAATGCAGATTCAACCTCATTCTTAGTTTCAATTGTCGTAGAAACAATATTTCCCCAAACACGAGTAAGAAGAGGATTGCTGTTGCTAATATCACAATTCTCAAAATACTTGATACCTTCAGGATTATCAATTGTGTAAGTTACAGGAAGAAGATCACCACGGAAGTTGAACGCATAACCGCGAACATTCATATAATCATTTCCATCTTCAACTTCCTGCATAGATGCATCCGCAATTAACATATCAGTTTCAAAAGTTGCTCCAAAATTAACATCATTAACAATATGACAGAAGCTACCCCGAATACGCTTTGCGGCAACCATATTTCCATCACGACCAAGGAAGTCATTAATTTCAACATCGCCGTCGATACGAACCTTAAGCGCGGAAGTACCAACCTGCTCATAAGTATTCTGCTGACCGTTAATAATCTGCTGTAGAACCTTGTAAGTTGCATTTTCCTTGCCGCTACGAGAATAATACTCTGTTACATATGTAAACGAAACAGGGACAACATTCATTCCCTTGTCATCTGTTGCAACATTAAGAATACCCTGAATAAACGGAGTTCCAGGATTCTTTGACTGATCTCCAGTTACACGAGCTTGGAGACTATGAGAAAAAACATAACCCTCAACATGTGCATTATTAATAAACTGTTTCATACTGGTCCTTTCTGAAAATATTTATCTTACATTAATATTATACCAGAAAAAATCTTATATGTCAAGATTCATCTTTTCTGTTATTCTTTTATTTCCGAATTTCAATCTATCATCTTGTAGCAAAAAATAATCAAAATTACCAGTAATTAATTCAGGATAAGGTAATGTTATAATTCAATTAGTAAAATCTGTATTTCATTGCGGCAAACCATGATTTTTTCTTTGCTTATACATTGTTGCTAATACTTCATAATTAACACAAACTGTGCGTTTTTGAATAAATGATTCTGGCAACATTCCTTTTAATAAACGTAAATAATATTGTTTGTTTTGAGGATTCTCTTGATAAGCTTTTTTAATACTTTTTAATACATCTAAATATTTACGAAAAGCAATACTCCATTGACTATCTAAAACATTAAAATCAATAGGTTCAAAATCTTTAATATCAAAATCTTCCTCTAAAATTTTATGCATTGTAGATTCTGAATTTGCTACAGTACCAACTTTATAAGTATCCCATTCTGCTCAAAAATATCTAGGTGCTCATATATTTGCTCATACATAAATCATTCTTAGAAACTTACGGTGCTCAGTCCCCGCATGTCATAAACGACTAGCTAAATCATAATCTTGAGAGCCAAGAGCAAAATCTTCATTAACTATGTTACTATCTGCCTTATCATAAGATTTATAGGGATTTCTCATGCTTGTTATAGCAGCATCAAAACCTTGAACATCTAATGTTTCAAATTTCATTATCCGTTTCCTTTGTCTTTAAATTTCCATATATAACCCATACAGGTTTTTTGTTGGCCTCGGCAAACTCGTAAAATAGCAGAATTACCACCTTTTTTCATGCCTAAGGCATCAGCAGCTTCTTTAGCAGAATAAAATTCACCGATTTTTTCTCCTGTTAAATTAAATTGTTCAACAATTTTATTATTTGTAATATGTGCTTTTTTATTATCATAAGGTAAAATTACATCTTGTTTATCTGACAAATATCTTCATTGATAATTACCAGCCATACGATTATCTTTTTTATCACAACATTTTTTGATATTGTTGCTATCAGCAAGATTTACTGCACGAGCAGCTTCAGATAAACTTTCAAAAGTTTGTATATATATTCCTTTTAAATCATATTGACATACAGGAATTTTTTCATATCCCGCATATGTTTTAG